CCTGTTACTTTAGATAATGATAGTACTGCAACAACTGGAACAACTTATCATGATTTAATGAACGTTGCAGATATCGTATTTACTAAAGGAAAGTGGGGGAAAGGAAGCCCGCGCATGAATTCTTCAATTAATAATAAAATTGGATCAGATAATGCAAATGCAGGTGGTCGAAGTATACATGCTAATCTTGATGGAAGTTTAGAAATGTCTATTGGTGCCGACACGATTGATAATAAGTCTATGTTGCTGGATTTGCAAGGTGGGTTAATATCACATTTTGGTAAAGATAAAAATGGTCGTAGTGTAATTCATCAAAATGATGGAGATGTTATTATACAGATAGGCGGAGAAGGAATTGATAATAGTGGATTTAGACCCGGACGATTGGAAATACATCTAGCTACATCGGCCGAAGGGGAACCACAAAAAATTATTATTGATGAGAATGGAATTACTATCTCTGTAGAAGGTAATGCGTTATTTTCTTCTAGTGGAGATATGACTCTTGGTGCCGGTGGTAAATTATTATTGGCTGGTGAACTAATTTATCACTATGGATCTTTTGATAGCGCAGTTGATGGCACGCGCGCCCCACAAGGAACTGAGAGATTAATTTTAAGAAATGGTGTGCCAAATTCCAATTAATTTACATAGAAAATTTAATTGATAGCAACCTTTTGTAAGGAGACAGATTGTGACAATAACAGTACCACCAGAACTTTTACCAGAAATTTTGCCAGATATTTCATCAAAATTTCATTTTATTACCGACCCAAATGCGCTTGAAATTATTGCAATAATATTAGATATTGCTGGGGAAAATTTTACAGCACCGTATGATTCAACATCTCAGCCGTCCGATGCTAATGCTCGTAATGATGAAATGCTAATACAGTATCAAGTGCCTGGCGGAACAACAATGAGAAGTACAGAAAATCCGGCCTCATCACCTGGTATGGGTTATCCAATAAGTAATTTGCTAACTACATTAGGCCCAGTTATTGCTGCATATGCACTTATACTTCCAATTTTGGGAATTATTAGGGGTATTATTGAAATTATATGTTGTTTGATGAACCCGTTTTGTGTAAATAAGGCAGTTGTTAGATTATTTGTGAAATGGATGCCGCCGTTTATATCATTATATCCGCCAATTGCCGGAGCTATTATCACCGCCAGTACAATAAAATTAATAATAGCAATAGCACTTTTTGTTCTTACAGAAGTTACACCAACAGTTGAGCTAATCAAGGAGAATGTGAAGAAAATTTCAGAAGCTAAAAAAGCTGCTGGTGGTGATGCTGATGATGCTAGTGATGGTGGTGATGATGATGGTACCACTGGTGGTGGGCAAAATGATGCTTTGGTGCAAGCTGGTGAAGAATCACTAACAGCTATGGCTCTAGATCTGGCGAATAGAACTGGTGTAACTAAATCTGCAAAACCGTTGCTTGATATTGTTTTCTTAATACTTTCTCTGGTGTCTGGATTTCCATGCGGAGGCGGAAAAAAATCCAGTAAGAGTGTTGGGAGTATCGGGTTTGGTGCACCAACATTTGATGGTTCTATCCCTGATTCAAATTGTTGTGATGATGACATGTGCCCGCCAGAAATTAAAACGCCACCACAAGGAAAAGGATTACTGATACCAATATTTTATGGTGCTGCACCTCCATTATGGACATGGAAATTAATTCCATTAACTGGTGGAGAAAATATTTCGAAGCTAAAACCATACCTTCAGGATCTTAAATCTCAACTAAACCCACAACTGGATGAAGAAATAGATGAGGCTCGGCCAGTTGGATCAAAAAATGATGCAGCTCATTTTAGACTTAGAATACTAGGCCGGCGTGGAGAGAAGTTTTGTAAAGACGATATGAATGATCCAGATCAAATTGGAAGTGTTCTTGTACCAATTGCCCGGATTAGTGGAGATAATATCACAATAACAAATAAGGTTTTGACCAAGTATATGGGTGTTGTTAATTACTGCATTGAGCCAAACTATGATCAGCTTGTGGGACATAGTATATTGGGCATTGGGTGCCACCCAGATGTAGTAAAGGCGAAAGAAGCAATACAGGATAGATTTGGTGATTTGGAATTATCAGCGATAGAAAAATATCCAGAGATTGCAGATATTCCAGATATATACACAGACATGACTAACGCAACAAGTTCTTTTCTTAACAAATTAAAGGATGTTAATGGAGATACTTCTTTGGATTTTATTGACGAAATTAGAGACGATCTTGTTAATTCACTGTTTGTTGTTATTACATCAATGACAGGAAAGATGAATTCACTGTTATCAAAAATGTCTGATAGGATATCAAGTACGTTTGGTGTTGATAAGAATATAGCTAAATCTGGAGGAGTTGATAAAGTGTTTATTACAGTAACCCCTAGAGATGTTTCTGGAACACCAATAGCAAAAAATCTTCCAAATGATGTTGATATAAATGTTGATATATTTACTGATTTTGGTATTTTACAAAACCAACAACGAGATAATTCCACCGGAAATATAACGGCAGAATTGATATCTTTGTTTCCCGGAACAGCCAATGTTATGGCTAAGGTAAATACCGATTTTATCATGAATTTTGATGGTACTAACGAAACGGTTAAAGTTGAACAGGTTAAATTCGTAGCAGATGCAATTCTACCCAAACGTCGTTTTACCGGAACAACACATGAGAGAGAGCCAGGTGTTCGCTAATGTCTAACCAAAATGATAATTTTGATTTTGAAGAATTTTCTGTTCGTGCTATTCGCAACATTGATTCAGTAAGGTCTCATGGAAAAAAAGGGGTATTACCAATAGAGTCTAGGATTAATGCATTTTATCGTGCAATTGGTCTTCCTGCTGTAGTTCCCGAAGATGAAAGAGAATTACCAAATGGAAGTCCCGATATACATAATAATGGAAATGTTAATGATTTAAATTTTAATACTTATGGTGTTAGGTTGGACGAGCGCCAATCTCTGCATGACAAAAAAATTGAAGCACAAGAAGTAGAAGATTTTCTTGATATAAATAAACAAAACATTAAAGCAAGTATTTTAATAAATTCTGCTGACCGTAGAAAACGTGGTGTGTTATTTCCTATGGTAGTGGACGGAAGAATTCATGTATTTCCTCAAATAAAACGTATCGGTGGCGCCTTTATGTCAAAAAAAGAACTGAAGCATGGTAAAACACGATACAAGAGTCCTTTGATTGAAACAATTTTATCAATAAAACTTAAGGGAGAGAATGTAATTGACAGCACAAAACAAGACTCTGTTAACACATCATTTAAATCTGGCGAACTCAAGGATATGCATAAAAATACTGAAGCTAGGCTAAACAGAACATTAAATAAAGTTGTATTTGTTCTTGAAAATACAATCAGACTTATTAGTAGAACCAGGAGAAATGTTGGATTTAACGTATTACCAACAGTTACAAATGTGCCAGAACAGAATCCAAAAATACAGGAATCAGAAACAAGAACTGGTGAATTAGAAATAATGAAAAATGAACAAGAAATACAAACAGGTGTGTTGAATGCTGTTTTGTCATTGTTTGAATTTGATGACACAATTGGCTTTGATGACACAATTGGCTTTGAGACAAAAAACTTACGTGGAGAGGGTTTTACAGATTTGTTTCTAGATTTATTGGTTCCTAGAGAACAAGCAAATCGTCATTCAAAACGAATTGATAGAAAAATTGAAAAAGCTACACATGACATTAAGAAAGCATTCAGAAGTTTGGATTTACTTCTTGGAACATTTGGTGCAATCTCTGGTGTAGATATATTGATTGTGATAAGCGCTTTGTATAGGTTGGATCCAGAACATTTGGTTGGTTTATTAAATAAAGAGTCTCAAGAAAGACTTAAAGTAATTAAGGGTAACATTCCTGCTATTTCTGGTGCCAAAGGTCTTACCGAATCTATTACAAAATTAGAAACAGAAATAACAAAAATATTTGACGAATTAGATAGTGCCATGTCTATTGTTAAGCATGATGATAAAGTACGACATAAAATAATATTAGAAGAGGAAACATAATGTCATTCGATTTCGCTCTTGTAGGTAATGATTTAAGCATATTACCAAACGGAAAAATAAGAACCATTACAGATACTCCGAAGTTACGTCAAGATATTATAAAGATAGTTTTAACACCGCTTGGTTCTAATAGATTTCATATGTGGTATGGATGCACAGTTGGAGAGGACACTATTGGAAAAAATTTACCAGATAATATGATGCTTTTGGATATACGAACATCTATTATTCAAAGTTTGGAAAAACTAAAGGAACTACAGATGCGTCAGGCAATTTATCAAAAGGTAACACTATCTGAGCTTATGAACTTGATCGGAAGCGTTAATGCATTTAGGACCAAAGAAGATATGAGACAAATCAAAATTGAGATTACAGTGTATTCACGCAATTTAACAAAGGTTGAAGAAGAACTAACTTTAATCACCTGATGGAGATAATAGATGGCTATTTTTAGAACATTTGATGATCTGGTAATATCCAAAATAGAGTATTTAAGGCTTGTACAACCAGAACTTGATACTAAACCAGGAACAGTATCAAGAGATGTGTTTATTGATGCGCCCGCACAAGGGATCGCCAATCTATATTCACAATTAATGGGTATATCAGGTCTACAATCATTGTTTTCTGTCACAGGATCTGATTTAAGTAAATTAGCATCTAATTACGGTGCAAGTAGAATTGCTGGTAATAACTCTGGTGGAACAATTGTATTTGTTACAAACAATATGGATGTGGATATTTTAATACCAAGCGGTTCTATTGTAACTGCACGAAATGGTATAAACTTTGAAACTCTTGATGATGTTATTATGCTTTCTGATAGTGCCAATGTATATAAAGCTACATCAACTCGTTTGAGAACAGATTTGGATTTAGCATCTATTACAGGCGAATTTGCTATTGAAGTTGTAGTACAAGCACTTACATCTGGTGTATCTGGTAATATAGGTAGATTTTCGATAATATCACATAATATTTCTGGAATATCTGATGTTACAAATCTTAGTTCATTTACCGGTGGTTCAAGTGCCGAAAGTGATGATGAGTTTAGAACTAGAATTTTAAGTATATTTGCTGGAAGCAATACTGGAACTGCACTTGGGTATTCAACTGCTATCAATATTATATCTGGTGTGCTTGATTCAGAAATAGTTGTTCCAGGTGATCCACTATTAATTCGTGATGGAACGCAGGTTTCTATAGATAGCGATGGAAATTTAATTATATCGGATCCAGGTAGTGGAGGTAAAGTTGATATATATATTCTTGGCGAAAATTTAGAAAACCAAATTGATTCATTTGTTTTTAACGATGCTAGCGGAAAAAATGATCCGACAGATCCACTTAATGATGTTATACTTGGACAAAATGGAGGTGACACAACACTAAATGCTGCACAAAGAAGAGTGTCATTGCTTGCTGGAAATGATATTCCAAACCAACCTATTAAAAATATTGTTACTGTTTCTGGTAGTTCTTCTGGATCAAACTTTGTTGAACAATACACTGATGATAATGCTAGAGTAAGAGGAAACTATATTTTGCAAAAAGATACAGGAGATTTTGGAGGTAGTCCATTTGGGTTCGATAAGCTACATTGGACATCTAATAAAATAGAACTAGATAATGAAAACACAACAAAAGGAATTTTTAATGGATCCGATAACTTAAATTTCGCTGATGTTGAAGAAATACAGTCTATTACGCAGAATTACCTAATTACAAATGAAAACTCTACGACAAGTACAACCAATAGGAGTTCTGTAATACTACTAAATACTCCTGTTCAAAGTGTAAATCGTATAGTTAATCTTACAACTGGCGAAAGATATGTTGTAGAAAATCAAAACCCAGACGGCACTGGGGAATTGAATGAAACTGGAAGGATTACAATCAGTGGTAGTACATTGCCGGTTGGTACCGATATATTACAAGTAGATTATGTGTGGGTTAAATCTTTTGATAGTGTTTTTGATTTTGATGATCTCGAACATTTTAATTCGCTTCGTCAGGTACAGGATTCTATTGATTGGGGTTTTAGTAATTTGGTTCGTAGAGAGCCAGTAACATTGTTAGAGGATGCTTATGGAAATCTTACAGCAACAGCAACACATCCAATATTTAAGATGATTTCAGTAGACACGTTTGAAACTTATACAACTTCAGTTACTGGCGGTAGTGTTGTTGTAAATAATACTGTATCTAATGTTATAGATATACGAAGAGTGTCTGATAATGCAGAATTATTTAACACAGACAAACGTGGAGGCACAACATTATCTGGAACAGCATCTATAGTTTTGCCAACTGATTCTATTGCTGTTGATGGCGATATTGTTACAATTAGATTTAATGCTAGTGATATTTTTTCATCTGATGGATATGATGGTACATTTGAACTATCAACCATTATTTTACAGCAAAACTCTTCAACTAGTGGAACAGAAGTGTTGATAAACTACATTGCAGATGTAAATATATTAATTCCCGAATCAGAAATTACAAACCTTCCATATATAAAGTCTAACAACAAATTTACTATTGGTGGGTCTATAATAGGCGAGCAACCTACATCAAACTTACTGGATAGTGATAGTAATTTTACGTATAATTTGCGTAAATCTGGGTCTAATCTTAGGGTAGATATAGCATCTACCCCATCCAAAGGAAGTATAACTATTTCTGGCACAACAATAAATAAAATTGTTGATACTTTGGTTGTTGTTGAATCTGGATCAGGATATGAAGTTGATTTGCAATCAGCGATTGCATTAGATCTCGGAACATCTATTCCATCGAGTGTAAAGGTTATTAAGTTGGTAAGTTTAGAAAGAGTAATTTTAGATAATACAGGCGCCGTTACATCAGTTGATAACACATATGATATTGTGAATTATAAATTGCGTGATAATGCTTACGACCTTGAGGTTGCATTAGAAGATTCTACATTAAGTACTACAAAGATATTGATACCGCAGACATCCGGAAATGTTGTGGCAATGTTAGGAGCAGGTGATACTGTGCGTGTGTCGTTTTATTATATAGATACAAATTATTCAACACAATTGTATTTTTCCAAAAATGGAACCCAAATAACAAATAAAGTATTTGTTGATATTTCAAGAATAACTCTTGGATCCGGTTTCAAAAATGCAACTAGTAATTTAGTAGGAAATTTAACGGTTAAAAATTTTAATCAGCCAGTAAGTAATACGTCTTATCATATTGATTACAATTACATTGCTCCAAAAGAAAATGAACGTATTACAGTTACATTTAATCATAATGCACTTATTAACACTATAACAAATTCAATTGAAAATGTTAGACCAATTACAGCCGATGTATTGATTAAAGAGGCTGATAAAAAGGATATTGATGTAAGTATTAAAATAGTATTATTACCAGAATACATAAACCAGTTTCAAACAATTAGGCAAGATTCTATTGATATTGTGTCATCATTTTTAAATTCAAATAGTTTAGGAACAACTGTAGATGCATCTGACATAATTAATATATTATATTCCATTCCCGGTATAGATAGGGTTCGCATTATTACATTTAGTCATGGAAATAGTGGAAATGTACTTAGTATTTCTGCTAAAAAGAATGAATATCTTGACGCTGGGACAGTTACTATAGAAGTTGAGGATAGATAGATATGTCACTAGCATATGTACGCATAATTGAACTTACTGTTTCTAGTATAAAAGTTTTGTTCAATGATGATATTGATACTGATACAAGTGTTAATAACATACTTGTTACATCTGCATTTAATAATGTTTCTAATCCAGAAGTTAAATCTGTTAATGTAGATAATGATGTTGTAACAGTAACTTTTAGTGCATTATTTCCAAATGTACAATACAAAATAACATTCACAAGTACAGATGCGCAAAATTTTCAAACTATTAATGGTGAAAAGATTTTTGAGGATGGCAATCGTAATTCGTTTTTCATTACAAGCCCAGGTGAAGACGAAAATGATATACGTGATGCAATGTTTGATGATGTATCTATATTATATGAAACTGGTGAACCAACATTGGTACGAGACTTAATTTCATCAGAGGCGAATGATTTTCAAAAAGCATCTAATGCAATCAATACAACTAAATCAGCAAATTATTTATCTGTGTTGGTTACTAGTGAATTAAAGACAAGGGACGATGGACCAATTGATTACCTTGATAATGGAGGTGCTTTTGAAATTTTAAAAGTTTCTTCTTCGTCGGTTGATTTTGACATATCTTCATCTGTTGAATTTAGTTCTGTACGAGAACAATCATTCAAAACAAGAAATGATATTATTGTAAATTCTGTTATTGGGTCTATTGGTTTAGATCCAATTAGTATACAGGCAGTTGACATAATAAATGAACTTGTTTCTGATGATGTAAGTGAAAGTAATTATTTCGATGGACTTTTTATTAAGGTTTCAAAAATGCCAGTTATACAGGTGATATCTGTTTCATTACTTCGTGATGAAGAATATACTGAATATGATATAGAGGAATTTGGTTATACTTTAAAAAGTAATCGTTATGATTCAAATTCTTCGTCAATTAATACTAATTTGAATGATAATGAAATTGAATTGTCATCAAGTTCTATAACTGGAGCATTGGGCGGTTTTCTTATACCCAGGGCTAGTGATAAGATATATATTTCTTATGTATATAAGAAACTTGGACGCAATATTAGTACAGATGGTATAGCAGTTTCAAGATTAGTTGATGTTGTTCGTGAAGCAGTACCAGCAATTGTTAATAAATTTGCTCTGTCTAATGCACCTATAGTAAGCCAAAATGATGTAATAGCAACACTAAATGGCACAGAGTTTTTAAATCCACAGTCATCAAATGGCGAACTACCGTTTACAACAACACATCCGTCATTTACCACAGAAATCCCGTATGATATATTGAGATTTCCAGCTAAAGTTGGGGAATATTCTATAAATTATGAAACTGGCGATGTGTATGTTTTTGGTGAAGATATAAATAATGAGGGTACCGGAGAAAATTTTCCTGTCGCAAATTATACGTACAGAGAAACATTTGTAAAGGATATTGATTTTACATTTAATGATGATAGAGATGAGATTGCTATAAATTCTACTAGAAATTTACCTAATGTTGAAGCAAAAATATCATTTAAATATACGGATACGTTTGCGGAAGATACTGATTATAGGGTTTTATCCCATATAGAGGTCTTAAATGAAAGAGTTAATAATAAATTAATTAGTGCATTTAAAATAGAAACAGAAAATTTTCCTATAACAAATGTATTTAGAATTTTTAATGAAACAACTGGAGAACTTTATTCTCTTGATCGTTTTAATGATACATCAATTTCATTTACAGGGAGAGTTGCTCCTAAACAACAAGAAGTAGAACGTGAGTTAGCACAATTTGCAAGAATTCCGCAAGAAGTATTATTAGTATCTGACGAATTAACAAATTCATCAGATTTAAGAATATTTAAAATTGCACTTGAAAACAGCGGTATATCCGATAGCCAGGAACGAAACATTGGATCTAATTTTGACACTTCGGTATTACTTTCGGATACTGATTCTTTTATTAGGGAATTTTTTTATGAAGACAGATTGTTTCAGAATGTTAGTACGAATATAAATCGTTTGCAAAGAATTGGCGATTTTATGGTAGATTATACTAATGGTATTATATATGTATCTGTTTCTACAGACCAAGGTACTGATTTGGGTGATATTAGTTATAAGTATAAAAAAATAAAAACATTCAACGAACATATATTGTCTGTTAATAATATATATCGAAGCCAGAATGCGTTGCAGGCGCACACAAGTATTTATAATATTGGAACTGTTACCGATACAACTGTAAGTGTTATCGGTATAGAACAAGTTGGTGAAAGATTTATAAACAATAATATAACTAGAACTCTTCTTATCGGAACATATCAGAGTGGTGAAGACGGAATTACATTAAATAATAATAATGTCTTTACATCATACGGGGCAGTGTTTTCGTCCGCAGACATTGGTCGTAACTTAATTGTAGGGTCTGCATCAGATACTCCAATACAAGAGGTAGACATTGTAGGATTAATAAATGATCATGAAGTAACTGTTTCTCCAAATTTCAACTATACTAAAAAAGGAAGAGTATGGGCTATTTTAGATCTATCAAGTGGAAGTGACAAAACAATCACTCTTAATAATAATATAATTAGTGTTTCAAATATATATACTGTTGAGCAGATTGGTACATTACCTGCTACTGATATTGATGGATATTTTAATATTAATAGAGATTCTATAGATGGTAATGTAATAACATTAGGAGCATCAAATGCTTTACAAGTTGGAGATGCTATAGTAGTTAATTATAATTCAGGAAGTATATTTGTTGATTACAATCATTTACGTGATAATATCACTGTATCGTATGAATACGGTAACAACAGCCTAGATTGGAGTATAAGTAGTTCTATAAATACTGGTGATCAATATTATGTAACATACAAATATGGCGCGCTTCGTGATTCTTTATTGTTAAATTTTGGATCATTAACACAAGTATCACAACTTACGAGTTTTTCACCAAATTTTAATAGAGAAACATATCGTGATATATTGGGTGGTACTTTACAATCTTTTGTTAAGGGTCCAACCATTACATCATTGGAAAAATTGGTTGAGTCATTTACTGATGTAACACCAAATATTACAGAATCAATTTTTAATGACTGGGTATTAGGAAGAGATAATTTACATCTTAGAAAACTAACACATGGAGTCGATTCTACATTTGATCTTGGAAAATTTGATAACGGAATAGTTATAGAAAACAATCAGGGCGTCGAAGTACCAGCACTTGCTCATCTTAGATTGAATGAAGGTACACTAGAAACATGGGTTCGTCCCAATTGGAAAGGTATTGCAAACGATGCGAATTTAACATTTGAAGGATTACTTATAGATGGTTATGCAGATTTGTCCAATACATATATTGGATTTTCTGGAGCAAATCCTAGTGAAATTCCATTCACACTAAATGTTAATGATACAGACATATCTGTTTTGGGAGAGCCATCCAATATAAATGAGGATATTGGATTTTTCATATGGTTTGATGAATTCGCCGATACTTGGAATATAAGGTGGCGAGAAAATACTGATATTACTGTTGAATTTGATGGTTCTATAACAACTAATGGTGAATTTTATAATTTAATAAAACCAATCGATAGCGACGGGTATATTAATGAGGTTACAGATATAATAACAAGTACAACAAGTGGCATAGATTTTACTGCTTTTATAGACGGATATGATATTGCTCGTGTTGCTGAAGAGTACGCTATGGATGGTATATCGTTTTCAGCAGGATTACAACATTATATTTTTGATATGGCAAATGATAATGCATCAAATAGAATGTCATTATTTAAAGATGGCACTGGGTATTTAAATTTCCAGATATTTGATAATAGATCAAGGCTTGGTTTAAATGCTGGATTTTATAATATTTCTAAAAGTATACGTGATTGGGAATCTAACTCTTTACACCATATAGCAATATCATGGAAACTAAATTCAAGTGACGAGCAAGACGAGATGCATCTGTTTGTTGACGGACAAGAAGTGCAAAACTTGTTCAAATTTGGTGGTAATCCAAAATCTAATTCATCGTTCGATTTTGGAGATGTTGCTGAAGAGATGATTATTTCAAATGCTAGTATACCCATCATGGGTGGGTTCGATGGATCGACAGAATCTGGTTCTAATTTGTTTATGTCGGAATCTGCTGATTTTACATCTGGTGTTTCTATTGGACATTCTTTATATCTTTTAGATGATACAAATGATGGTATTGGTGATCCAAATTTTGGTCTGGCATATACTATAACTGGTGTTACCAAGACCACATTATTATTGGATAGAGCATTAACATTAACGTTGGGTAATTTAAGTTATAGTGTTAATTCAACAACAGTAACTGTTACAACACCAATAAATATTCAAAGTTTTATTGTTGTTGCTGTCGACGGCGAAAATAATGAAACAGAGTTGTACGGTATTGATGCTGATAATCCCGACTATTCAATATCAAGAGGAAGCGATAATAGTCATATTATTACAATACATAATAGAGTGGAAGTTAATGATTCAGTAATTATACGTCCGCTTGGGCTAGTATTAAGACGATGTCGTAAAAAAGTCTATTCATATGGTAATTCAGATGAATTAAGATTGAATTCTCCTCCACCAGTAAACCTAAGTGATGTACAGATTACAAAGATAATTTTAAATACTACACTAATAAGTACTGATAGATTTGTACCAGTTGGAATGATTATTGGTTCAGATTTAGTTACTGTGCTTCAATCTGATTTTGATACAATATCTGATGGATATATAGGTGTTTGCCAGCCAAGCAATCAGTCGTCTGGAAAAAAATTATCCATTAATGTATCTGGAAATATGATTGATTTTAGTGTTGAGAAAAACGAGGTTATAATTTCTGGATTAGCATATTCTGGTGCAACATCTGAAACCATAATATTTACAGAGTCTGGTACTATAATTACAGATGAATATTGGAAAAATATTAGTTTAATTAGTGTATCTATAGTACCAATTAATACTGAAGAATCTGCAGGTGTTATTGAAATTAGAGAATATAAGGCTATGACAGTATCTGAAAACAATGGAGATATGGTTGAGGTTGTCGAGTATTCTAATGGAATATTTAGACTTGAACTTTATGGTACTGGTGGAATTCCATTTATATTGGATGAATGTACGTATGAAATTGATTATCCAACTCTTTTGAAAATAAATATTGATTCTCAGCCGGACACGTTTTTTATTGGTAGTGATTTTAGCGGAGATAAAAAATTTAATGGGATTATAGATGAATTTAGAGTTTTAGATACACTTTTACAAGATACAAGGGTAGGAGAAACTGTAAGTAGTAGTTCAAAATCTATAACAATAGATTATAATATATCTAATGCGTTTTCATCTGATAATAACACTTTATTGTTGGCTCACTTTAATAATATAGTAGAAGATTCATCTGTATTCAAGGACAAATATGATGTTGGGTTTGAAGTTGATTCAAGTGTGAACAGCAACTTTGGGTCAGCAATTAGATTTAGTGGCAACAAGCCATATATTATTAACAATGCTTTATCTGTATTTAATCCTAGTGAAGGAACAATTGAGTTTTGGATTAGCCCATTAGACGATTCCAGGGGCGACCCGAACTATCATTATTATGTAGATATGTCGGCTTTTACAGAGGAGCAGGTTGAATCGTCATCTAGTGTAACAGTAATAATAAACCAACGAGCACGTGAAATTGAAAGTATTAGATTAGTAAGTGACGTATACAATACAGGAACTAATTATTTTACTGGTGGTTCTGTATCTAACGTTGATAGAAAAACAATAACACTTGGAATACCTTTACCAACCTCAAATGTATTATTAAAAGTTTCCTATGTTCCGTTAAATAACAAAGGTGATAGAGTAAGTATTTTTAGAGATCCGAATGGTCGTATTAATTTCTTTGTTAAGGCTTCTGATGTTGAACATATGATAACCGTTCAAATTCCATGGCAAAGACATACATGGCACAGAATTATGGTAATGTGGATAATGAATAGTTCGAATAATTTAGACAGACTAAGATTGTTTGTGGACGGTTCAGAGCGAGGAACAATTAAATATGGCACAGGATTAATTTATGGTACTGGCATTATATATGGTCAAGCAGAGGTGCGACCAGGCGTTAATAGATTTTTAGTAGATAATATTGATTTATCAGATACGTTTGCCAAAGTATATATTGGTTCTGATGTATTTGGATTAAATGGTGCCAGGGCCCTTATTGATAATATAAGATTTTCTTCTGTGCAAAGATTACAATCGATAAAAATAATGGGTAATGAAACAATAGATATTAATTATTTAGCAAATACAGATTTCGCAATACCTGTTATAGAAGATATTAATACTACGTCTATTTATGATTTTGATATAATGGAAAATGATATTGATTTTCTAGCAACAGTTGTTAATGCCGAAAGAGGAATATTTAGATTTAAAATAGAGGTTATAGATTCGTTTGATAAGATAATTGGTAACACTGATTTAGAAAACCTACTAGTAGAATTAATAAAAACAATACAACCAGCTCAATGTGAGAGTACTATTGTGTTTGCAAAATAACTTTCCGCGGTTCCCTGAAAGTTTATATGTACTAGATATCTGGTTTTGTCAAGTAAAAAATAGAAAAAATGCAGGAGGGATAGATGACACGTCCTATTTTAAAAAGAACGTCCTGGTATGATGGACAAGCAGTTACTGAAACAGATTTGGATGTTGAACAAACAGCCTGGCACGATAGCTTGGCTAATAATACAGATTTCCAAGTTGGTAGTGGTATTGAACAAGAGTTTTCAACTCAACGTGTTTTGTTTGATACAAATAATGTTCCATCTGCAACAGCAACATTAATTAGTACTCAAAATTTTGATGGTGAGCCAATTTATCCAATCGATTCGTCCGGAAACACGGTATATCTTCAGCCATTAGATAGTTTTGAGGGAAATCAACTTGAAATAGAATTATCTGGAGCATCATTGGGTGGCACACCTGTTACCAATGTGTACTTATTTGGTATAACATTTGGTGGGGGATTTATACATGAAGTTATAAATTTTAAACAAAATGAATCTCAGATTACTAGAAATTATTTTACCAAGATAGTTGCTATTATGACACAAGATTTTCGTGGCAATCAAAACACGATTATTACTGGAACGGCATCCAATAATTACGGCGGTAGACTGAGAATTCTTGAATCATTGCCAATGACACTATCACGTGATATAATTATGGTTGAACAATCGGTCGAGCCCGATATGAGTTATGTAGATTTTAAACCTGCCACTTTGTCTAAAACACTAGATACTCTTTTAAATGAAATAGCAAATACTGAAAGTTTAAATGCCGATGATTTAGAAATTAATGTTACTTCTACAACAACACGTACATTGTTTGTAAATGACGCTAAAGGTCTTATTATTGGACAGAAATTTAAAGCAACTACAAATAATATTCAAAAGGTATCGATTCTTTTATCAGTCAGCGAAAATACATTAGCAGTGTCAGGAGAAGAATTTGATTGGACAGGAGATATCGTTGTTGGTATACGTCCGCTACAAACAACAACTTCGTGTCCAACAGATATTACTCCAAATAGTGCAATAGAATTTGATCCAGAATTTTCCCCAATTGCTGAAATATCATTTGATCAAAATGATTTGCTTGCTTTAGGTATAACACTTACGGATGAATTACAAGTAGTTGATTTCGTATTTACTCAATCATTATTAGCTAATCCAAACTTAGCACCAACAATAGATATTGGGGCATATTATATGCTTACCATTAGACGCTCTGGAAATACTAGCGTTGGAAATATTGTTTTGCAAGAAGCGGCGAATACAAATGCTGATCCTAATGAAACTGATCCGATGTATATGTCAGTATTTTCAAACAATGTGTGGACAGATATCATAAATAGTGATTTGTGGTTTAAAATATACACAAATGCTATTCGTATTACTGATGGAACTGCATTTGATAGTGGTGTGCAAGTAACCTCACCTAGAACGAAAACAAATACAACAACTGGTTTAGATGAATCATATATCGAGGGACGTCACAGTTTGCTTGATGTATCTCAAACTACAAAAAATTATGTTATTTTGCAGAGATCTACTAATTTTACAGATTCAGTTTCACATCCATCAACTGGAAATCCGGTATTTAGTCGTATAGAAGACGCTCCTAGTATAGCTGTTGTTTTGCAAAGTACTTTAACTACATTAATTGATGCTAGCAGTGAACCAATTGTTATTGGTTCTGTACGTGATACGAATCCGGTTGGTAATCCACAAATTTCTGGAATAATTGAGTTTCCTGGATTGGTTAGGTCTAATACATTTACAATTATTCAACCTGCATCAGACCTGCAGTTGAATAATCTCGTTGGGTCTATATTGGTACCAAATACCGCAGAACCTGAATTAAAATATCGTATTATAGATGTAGAGTTTAATACCGATGCATATGGTGATGTTAATAATGACGGAACAATTGATTCAGATGATGTTTCCCGTGCTCAAGTATTAGATGGATACTCTAAAGATTTGGTATCTGGTTCTTTAGCGTCTGTAGCTCAACGTAATGCTATAGTAGATGGTACTGTAACTATGGAAGAAATTATTAGAGCCGATGTTACAGATGACGGGATTATAGATATAACTGACCCACAAATGATTCAACAAAATATCGCATTAGGAACAGCATTTATTGCTGGTAGTAATTTTAATCGCGCTGTTTTAACAATAGAAAGTTTAACAAATCCATTAACTACTACACCGAATATGATTACGGCAGATAGTGCCTTCAATGCTGTTCCTTTTACAAATCTTACATATAGAATTGATTTTGTGTCATTATGGGTTCCACACAATCTTGAATTAGTAGATTTGCGAAGGTTTGTTCCAAAAACATTTACAAAATTTAGTTCTAGTGATATTACTGCCAGTACACCAAGTGGAGGAAAAAATATTTCATTTATACCTGGTGATTTATTGTTTGGTGGAGAATTATTGAATCTTGATGAAACGCAGTATAAAATAGACTTTGAGGTTAACACTATTGTTGTGGATTTGTCAGATGGATCAACCCAAGGCGAAATAAATATTTTTAGTAATTTTATCAAAAATAAAATGTATTTTTATGATGGTACACTAGTTGCAAGTGGTGCACTAGAAAATAATCAAATAAGGGTTACAGCAAGCATTCAATCGTTTGTAAAGGATTCTGATGGTTATGATTTTGAATCACTTGATGGTTATACTAAAATTGAAACTACTGTTGCCTTATTATATGTTCAAAGTTCTGGATTATTAAGAATAAGAGCAGATAATATTAGGAATTCTATTACCAGACCCGAATTAAGAACAAAGATTATATTAACGGTATATTTGAAAAAGGCAGGGTTCAGAAATACTGAAACCTCTGTTACATCTTCTGAATTAGAAGAATTATTAACATTATTGTAACTTTTTTAGAAAATTAGTGTATAATTGTAATGAGGTGAGGATTATGGAAGATAAATTAAGTATTAGAAGCCATAGTTGGTACAATGGTGCGTCCATGTTAAGTTGGGTATATGTAATGGAAAGTTTGATGTTGTCTTTTGAAAAAATGGGCCATGATATTTTTGTGGTTTCAACAAATGGTTTGGAAAAGAGTAGGCTTAAAGATCAAGCGATGAATTCTATATTG